AAAACATCTACAGCTGGTAGACGATTCATTAGAGAAGAGATTGGTAAAACTGCAAGAACAACTCTTGCAAATGTTAAAAGACAAATAGAAATGTTTGAAGCATTAGGCTCTGACACTAAGGTTACACTTATTGTTCAAGGACAAGATTTAGAATCATATAGAGAATATATTGAAACCATTGTTAATGGTTTAACCGAAAAAGAATTAGAAAGATGTGTTAGTATTTCCCTTGCCTCTGCTTGTAGTGGAAGTGGATTTAATAACCGAATGGAAATGATTTACTCAGTTAAAGATTTTCAAATTCCATTGAAACTTAAAAAGAATATACACTTACTTGGATTAGGTTCACATGAAATGATGATGCCATTTTTTGTATCACCTGACTATTTTGATTTTGTAGAAAATGTATCTTATGATTCATCTACTCAGGCAAACTCATGGTTTTTCTCTAGGTATAGAGATAAGAACTGGATGAATATCGATATGGATAGTCCTGCTACAACAACTAAATCTGAACAAGAGATTTATGAAGAACAATTAGTTCCAGTATTCAGTGATATGTTGAAACAAAATTTTGAAGCTTTTGAAAACTTTGGAATTATCAGTTATGATTTTATGATTCAAGAATGCACTAAGTGGTCAAGAAAGAATACTGATAAAGAAAGATTATACAACAGTGAAATAGGTAAAGACGGTGCAAGGTTAATTCCGTTCTTTAATCAAATGCAAGTTGTGGAACATTACATGGACTTTGTAGATAAATATACTAATAACCCAACACTATTGAATGATAGGGGTTTATCTAAAATAACTGATTATGGACAATTCGTTAATGAATGGTTGCCCTTACAAGGGGCTCAAGATAAATTACCCGAACAATGGGGGGGTTCGTTAAATGAGTTCTTTACCTAAACTTATATATAAGTATAGTCAATATAATAAAGACATTCACTATATTGCAGATAATATAGAGTTTACTCATGTGATTGGAATCTATAGAGGTAGTCTTCCTATTGCAACACATTTATCTAATATAAAAAATGTGAAAATGAGTATTATAGGATTTCAAACTAGGGATGGTAAGGACAAGAGTCCAGCTTGGATAATAAACAAGATGGGGCATCAGGTAAACAAAGGAATATTATTAGTAGATGACATTTATGATACTGGAACAACGATGAAAAGTATTTTAAAATTTATAAATAAAGAGAATGTTCATCCAGTATGTTTATTTGGAAGACCTAATAATGAAGATGTGCAATTTTTACATCTTAATGAGGGAAAATGGGTAGTATTCCCATGGGAAGTATAATGACAAAATTATTTGGAACAGTATATCAAGTTGTAGAAAATCCTAATGAGGAAGATGCAGCTATAGAGATTTTAGAAGGTGAATGGAAAGGTTTAGTATACCAATATGGTAAAGTTCAATTTGAAGACGGTAAACCTAACTTAAATTTTCAAAGAACGATTAGGAAGCTTCCTGAGTCAGAAGAGGACTTTGAAACACTCCTAAATAATACAGAACTGAACACACTTATGGGTGATATATTAATAGAACTCATAGAGGAAAAGATAAAACATGAACAAAGAGATATTGAAGGAACAGATCAAGAGACATGAGGGTGAAGTGTTAGAAATCTATAAAGATTCTTTAGGATTAAAAACACTTGGAGTAGGCCATTTGATACAACCTGATGATCATGAATATGATCAACCAGTTGGAACACCTGTTTCACAAGATATGGTAGATGGATATTTTGAAATAGATTTCCATACACATTTGGTTGAAACTCAAAACTTAGTAGATGATTTCGATGATCTTCCCGAAAATATCCAACATGTTTTAGTAAATATGTGTTTTAATTTAGGTGCAACTAGACTTTCTAGATTTAGAAGAATGTTAGGTTGTGCAAATCGTCATGAATGGAAAGAAATGGCAGTAGAAATGGAAGATAGTAAATGGTTCGGTCAAGTAGGAAGACGATCCAAAGAATTACAGGAGTTAGTATTAAATGCCTAAAGTTAAATGTTTAAGGTTAGTTGGTGGTCAAACCCTTATCGGATTTGTCACAACAAACTGGTTGAGACGAACATATACGATTGTAGATTGTAATGTTCTTATATTAGATGCAAATGAGGATACTCAGTCAATGAGTGTTAGTTTTGCGCCATGGCATGCTTATGCAAAAGAGTATACCTTTACAATCCCTTGGGGACAAGTTGTTTCTTGTTTTGAACCTAGACCAGCTCTAGAAACGAATTATAAAGTTGCCACTGGTAATAAGAGGGGTGAATAGTGACTATACACATGAAGGATGAAATCCTAAAATCATTAGTGCAAACTGCAGATGCACAAATTCAAAAACACACAACGAATGTAGAAATACATTTACAAAATCCAGCAGGTGTTGCAGAACATCCTGATCATTTGGAAACAATAGAAAAAGAAATTGAGTTAATTGCAAAATATATTGATATAAAATCTGCTATAGAAACTCAATTTGGAGTAGAAAAGACACTATTAAAAGAATAGATACTGTGGTATAATAACAGTATGGATTTTTATACAAATGTCTGTCGCACCCGCGACAAGATTCTCGTCAAAGGATATAAAGGAAACGAACAACAAAAGTTGTCTGTGGCCTATCGTCCTAATCATTACATCCCATCTAAAAAAGGTGAAAGTCCATATCATTCGTTAGATGGAAGACCACTTGAGGTTGTCAATCTCAATTCAATGGGTGGTGCAAGAAAGTTTAGAGAAAAATATAAAGATACTCATGGATTTGAGATTCATGGATATGACAGATATGTTTACACTTACATTGCAGATAAATTCCAAGGGAATATAAAATTTAATCAAGATTTAATCCGAATTGCAGCTCTTGATATTGAGTGTGAATGTGAAGAGGGATTTCCCGAACCAGCCGAAGCAAAAGAAAAGGTTAATGCAATAACCATAAAACCTTTTGGTAAAACAGCACATACATTTGGAATTGGTGAATGGGAAAAACAAGGAGTAATATATCATAACTGTGAAGATGAACATGAACTGTTAAGAGAGTTTATGGGTTATTGGATTAAACAGTCGTTTGATATTATTACAGGTTGGAATGTTGATGCTTTTGATATGACTTATCTTTGTAATCGTATTGATCGATTATTTGGAGACGGTGAACATAAGAAATTATCTCCATGGAAAATGTCTGATGTGAGAGAGTGGAATGCACAAGGTTATCAAAAGAACATGGCATACACCTTATATGGAATTAACATTGTTGATTACTTGGACTTATATAGAAAACATACATTTGTTAATCAAGAGAGTTATAAACTTGATCATATTGCAAATGTAGAGTTAGGTAAAGGTAAATTAGATTATTCTGAGTATGGAAATCTTCACACACTTTACCGAGAGAATTATCCAAAGTTCCTTGAGTATAATGTCAGGGATGTAGTTCTTATTGAAGAGTTAGAAGAGAAGTTAGGATTGATTGAATTAATCTTAACGATGTCTTATAATGCAAAGTGTAATTTTAATGATACATTTGGTATGGTTAAGTATTGGGAAACCATTATTTACAACTTCTTAAAAGAACAGAACATTGCAACACCACCACAACAACTTAGAAGAGATGGAAAGAGTCATTCAATCGTTGGAGCTTATGTAAAAGAACCACAAGTGGGTGGTCATAATTGGGTGGTATCATTTGACTTGAATAGTCTATATCCTCACTTAATTATGCAGTATAATATTTCTCCTGAGAAGATGATTAAAGGTAAGGCCGATATAAGTGTCGCAAGTGTCCTAAGCCGTGATTTCAATCGAGAAGTAGAATTAAGGAAACTTTCCGCAATTTCAAATATAGACAACTTTACGGTAACACCTAATGGGGCAGTGTTCAATCGAGACAAACAAGGTTTCCTTCCCGAACTCATGGAAAAATTCTACGATGAAAGAAAGTTATGGAAGAAAAAGATGATTGATTATCAGGTTGAATATCAGAGTGCAGATGCAGAAAGAAGACTTAAACTAGACACCTTAATTAAACGAGCTTATAACAACCAACAAGTTAGAAAGATCGCCTTAAACAGTGCATACGGAGCTCTTGCCAACCAATATTTTGCCTTCTTTAATGTTGATCTTGCAGAGGCAATTACGACATCAGGACAGATGGTAATTAAATGGGCTGAAAAAACTATTAATGAATACCTTAATAAGATTCTTCAAACCGAAGATGAAGATTATGTGATTGCAATGGATACGGATTCAGTATACATTACACTTGATAAACTGGTATCCCAAGTGTTCCCCGAAGACACTCCAAAGAGTAAAATTATTGATTTCTTAGACACGGTTGCAAAGGAAAGAATTGAAGATGTATTGACAGATGGATTTAAAGACCTTGCAGAATACACCAACGCGTTCCAACAAAAGATGGATATGGGTAGAGAGGTAATTGCAGATAGAGGTATTTGGACTGCAAAGAAGAGATATATTCTTAATGTATATGATTCAGAGGGTGTTAGATATTCAGAACCAAAACTCAAAATGATGGGTATTGAAACTGCAAAGAGTTCTACACCACAATGGATTAGAGGAAAATTAACCGAAGCATTTAAATTGGTTATGACAGAAGATGAAGAGGTGTTATGGGATTTTGTAGAGAATGCACGAAAAGAATTTAGAAACTTACCACCTGAGGAAGTAGCATCACCGAGAGGAGTTAATAATCTTGAACAGTATACAGATGCGTCACACATTTATGGAAAAGGAACACCAATTCATGTCAGAGGGTCTTTGTTATTTAACCATCAACTGAAAAAGAAGAATATTGATAAACGATATGAATTGATTAAGAGTGGAGATAAGATTCATTTTGCATATCTTACAGTTCCAAACCCGATAAATGAAAATGTTATCTCATTTATAAGTGTTTTACCACACGAATTAGATTTAAAACGGTTTATTGATTATGATAAACAGTTTGATAAGGCATTCATTGAACCATTGAAAGCGGTTATTAACTTAATTGATTGGAATGTTGAACCTGTAGCAAGTTTAGATTCGTTCTTTCAATAAATAGAATAGGGTATGTAATGAATCCATTTATATATAAAGCTAAAGTATTAAGAGTAGTTGACGGTGATACCATTGATGTGATGTTAGACCTAGGCTTCAACTTTTTTCAGAAAGGACGAGTAAGACTCGTTGGTATCGACACGCCCGAAAGCAGAACAAGAGACAAAGTAGAAAAGAAATTTGGAAAGCTTGCAAAACAATTTTTAGTAGACTGGATAGAACAATACGATCACATTTTAGTTGAGAGTTCTGCTAAAGGAAAATTTGGGAGAATACTAGGAAATCTATACGATCCTGAGAAGAAAGAATGTTGGAACGAAATGGCTATTGAAGCACATCATGCAGTTCCTTATGAAGGACAAAGTAAAGACGATATTAAAAAGGGTCATTTAGAAAATAGGAAGTGGCTCATTGAGAACGGACTGGGGCCAGAGTAATGGAAATTATAGCAATGGACATAGTGTATGTTATCCTCATAGGAATAATTTTTGCATGTCTCTTATGTATGGAAGTTCAGATAAAATCAATTAAGACTATGATTGAAGAAAGATGGTTAGATCACCAAGAACCATTAAATGGCCATAAACCCAAA